GGCGCAGCCGTTTAACCGAAATTATGGTATGGGTTACGGCCCGCAGCTTTGAGGTCTGACTAATGGCCGTTCGATATGACATTGCGTCTATGGTGCCCCAAATGAGTGGCGGCGGCATAGATCCGCTTAACATGATGGCTCAGTTGCGTCAGCAAGAATACCAGCAGGCGCAGCTTGCGCGTATGGCGCAAAGCATGGACGTGCAGGATCTTCAGGCGCAGATTGCTGCGCAGCGAGAACTTCGCCAAGCTGAAGCAGCGCAGCGTCAGGCGGGGCTATATGGCGCGCAGCAGCAGGAAGCGGAACAGAAAATTCAGGCCGGCAAGATCGACCTCTATAAGAATATGTTCCAGAATTTCGTCAACGACCAAAAGTCGCTCGATAGTTTTGTGACTATGATGGAGCGCGACTTTCCGCAGGGCGTTGCGGCGTTCAAGGGCAAAACCTATTCGGACGACTGGAAACAGAGTCTTCTGAAGCCTGAAGGCGACTATATGGAAGCCGGCGGCGAAGTATATCAGAAGACCGCAAGGGGTCTCAGACCGGCCCCTATCATCCAGCCCGAGGCCATCCCCGGCCCGCGTCAGGACATGGCGACGGCGCTTATTAAAGAGCGCGAAGGATTTATCGAGAAGCCGAAATACGACGTGAACGCCTATCGTGCCGGGTATGGTAGCGACACCGTGACGTTGCCGGACGGCACTGTCCAGAAGGTGACGCCCGGTATGCGCGTGTCGCCCGAGGATGCTGAGCGCGATCTTCAGCGGCGCATTCAGACTGAGTTTGTCCCGAAGGCTGCGGCCAAGGTCGGCGAAGAAGTCTGGTCTACGCTGCCCGAGAATACGCGCGCCGCGTTGACTTCGGTCGCTTATAACTACGGCACGGTCCCCAGCCGTATTGTCCCGGCTGTGCAGTCAGGCAACCCTGAGACGATTGCGCGGGCTATCGAGAGTCTGGCCGGCGACAATAAAGGCGTCAACGCCGGGCGGCGTATGCAAGAGGCCAATATCGCTCGTGGCACGGCTATGCCCGGCTCGCGCGCTGTGCCGGCTTTCGCCGCTGGCGGCGCGCCGTCGTTCATGGGCGGCCCCGAGATCATGCCGCCAATCAATATGATGGCTCCCCCGGCTGCGCCTATGAACGCGATGGCTGCGCCTGCTCTGCCGACGCCGTCCGCACCGCAGCCAGCGCAGCCGGCTACGGCTGCTACGGTTGGCACTCGCAAACAACTTAAAGGCCAGTCGAACATTGATAAGACGCTAGATAAGATGCTTGGGTCCTACGAAAAATTATCGGCGTCTGGCGATATAGTGAGCAGCGCGACCGCTGCCGCTAGTCCTCTATCGACTATCGGAACCTACCTCAAAGGAACGGCGCTCGGTCAGGATGTAGAGCGCGCGCGCGGCTCCAAAGCGCAAGACGTGCGCAATCGCATTTCCGCTCTGCGCGGGCAACTTCTTCAGGATATTAAAGAAGCTACAGGTCAGACCTCTAAAGAGTTGGATTCTAATTTTGAGTTGAAAATGGCTCTGGAGCGCCTCGGCGATCCTACCATGTCAATTGAATCTATCCGCGCTATTGTAAGTGACTTGTCAGCCCGTTACGGGTCTGGAAAAGTCAAACTGCCTGAAGAAGAAGCGGCCCCCGCACCGGCTGCCCCCGCCGCTGCGGCTACGCAACGAACTATCGTAAAACGCGGGACATACAATGGCCGCCCTGTGGTGCAATATAGTGACGGAACCATAGACTATGCCGATTGATCCGTCCAAAGTCCAATGGACCGAAACTATTGACCCGTCCAAGGTCCAGTGGGACACAGGTCTGACTATGGGCCGCGCGGCGGAAGTCGCGGGCGGCGCTGTAGCGCCTATCGCTGCCGCAGCCGGTTTGGGCGGCCTTGTCGCAGGGCCGGTCGGCGCTGTCGCGGCTCCTGCTGCGCTCGGCGTCGCGGATCTGGCGACGACGCTCTACAATTTGGCCGCCCCCAAGATGGGCACGTCGCAGGTCCGCACGCCGTCTGACATTGCGCGCCAGTATCTGACGCCGGAATCATTCAAGCCCCGCACGCAGGCTGAAGAGCTGTTGGCCGCCGCCGCTGAAGGTGGCGCGGGCGCACTGACGGGCGCGGGCGCAGCGAACGTGCTGGCGCGCCGCGCGGCCCCCGGCGTCGTGCGTAACGTCATGGCCACCATGGGCGAGCGCCCGCTTGTGCAGGCGGGCGCTGGCGCAGGCGCAGCCGCCGCTCCGGTTCGGGCCGAGCAGATGGGCGTCGAAGATCCTCGCGCGCTGCTGGCGACGAGCCTTGTCGGCGGGTTGGCCGGTGCGCGCGGCGCAGCCGGGCTACAGCGCGGCGTCGAGTCCGCGACAGCGGCGGGGCAGCGCGGGCTTATGGGTCTTACGGGCGGATTGCCTACGACAGAGGCTTTGAAGCAGCGCGCTTCTGAGTCCTTTGAACGCGCCACAACTATGGGCGTGCAATATGACCCGCAGGCGTATCAGACATTTAAGAGTGGTCTAGCGTCTGGGCTCAAAGGCTATGACCCGGATTTTAGCAAGTTCGCCGATGTCAAAGTCGCTATCAATAAACTAGAAAATCTGGACGCTCAGCCTCTGACTATTGAGCGGCTGCATCATATGAGAGAGACGTTAGGCATACTGCGGCAAGATGCCGAAAAAGATGTGCGGCGGCTGGGGGGTATTCTTACAGACAAACTTGATGAGTTTGTCACTAACGACAAGAATACAAACATCGCGGCGCGTATGTCAGGCGCGGGGCAGGAAGCCGCCGACGCGCTCATGTCCGGTATCCGTGACTACCGCATGATGTCGAAAAGTTCGGAGATTGAACGGCTTATCGACCGCGCCAATCTGTCGGGCGGATCAGCCGAGAACATTGAGTCTCAGTTCCGTTCGTTGGCTAAGAATGAAGCTCGTATGCGGCGCTTCACAGAAGACGAGCGCGCAATGATTCGACGCATTGCGGAAGGTAAAGAAGAATCAAAGATAGCTAAGTATTTGAGCGGATTCGCGCCCTCTTTTCGCAGTCCGGGTATGCTTATGACGCAAGCCGTTGTAGGTGGATACGGATATTCCAAAGATGACCCCTACGCGCTCTACGGGGCCACAGGCGCAGCGCTAGCCGGTGCGGGCGGTCGCGCTGTCCGCAATGTCATGGCGCGGCGGGCGGCGTCCAACGTAGCGGCTATGACGCGCGGCGCGCCGACAGCCGTTCCTTTCTCAGTTCAATTTGCGCCGCTGGCCGCTCCTATTGCGACACAGGGCGTCAACGCGATGGCGAAGCGATGACGAGCGAAACACAGATCTTCTTTGACGTGGCCGTGGCCGTCATCGGCGCTATGGGCGGCTGGATCCTCAATACCGTTTGGGTTTCTGTGAAGGAACTCCAAAAGGCTGACAAGGATCTGGCTGACAAGGTCGGCGAGATCGAGGTGCTGGTCGCCGGGCGATATATGACCCGCGACGAGTTCAACAACACGCTCGCGCAAGTCTTCAACAAGCTCGACACGATCCGCGACATGATCGCCAAAAAGGCTGACCGATGAATCTGGCCGTCTTCTTCGACGAGGTCCGCAACAGCCTGTTCGGTGGCAGGCTGACGCAGGATCAGGTCGTCGGGATGGAGAACATCATCAACTACCGCGACGACAACTATCGCGGCGTCACGGACGACCAGCTCGCCTACATGCTCGCCACGGTCAAGTGGGAGACGGCGCACACGATGCAGCCGATCAAGGAGTATGGCTCGCAGGCGTATCTGAAGTCGAAGCCCTATTTCCCCTACTATGGGCGCGGGCTGGTCCAGCTTACGTGGAAAGCCAATTACGAGCGCTACAAGATCGCCAACACGCCCGAGAAGGCGCTGGAATGGCCGACATCGCTCTTTGTAATGTTCGACGGCATGACCAAGGGTATTTTTACAGGCAAGAAATTATCCGACTATATTGCAGACGGCCGACGCGATTACGTGAACGCGCGCCGTATCATCAACGGCACCGACCGCGCCAAAGAGATCGCGGCCATAGCGGACGACTATCGCGACGCTATCATCAAGGCTCAAGACGCCGTCGAGCCGCCCGCTCCTCCCCCTGACGATCTGCAAGCCCGTTTCGACGCCATGCTCATTGTGGCTCTCCAGACCAACCCCCAAGTTCAGGAGTTGGTTCGGCAACTCAAAGAGGACTAGATCAATGATTAGCAGCCCCTACACCACTATCTCCGGCCTTCTCGCCCTCGTGACCGTCCTCTGGCACGCGTGGCAGACGAAGACGGTCAACTGGGAAGATCTCCAGAACGCTCTGGTCGGGCTTGGCCTTATCGCCGCCAAGGACTGGAACGTGACCGGCGGCACCAAGAGCAACTGAAGGCGACAGGCTGAAATTGCCAAACCCAAGACTACGGAAGAGACTGCTTCTGATCTTGACGCTGGTCGGTTCTAGCGGCTGTCAGTCGACGAGCGGGGGTTGCCCTCCGCTCGTAAATTACACGGTCGATCAGCAGTTACGCGCCGCGCGGGAACTGCGCAGCCTCCCGAAGGGAAGTCAGCTCGCTCAGTTTGTCACTGACTACGGGAAGTTTCGCAGCGCGTGTCGGCTTTGACGCCTGCGCTACCTTCCGGTTAGCCTTCTTCTGATAGGCGATCGCTTCCGACCCCTGCTTCGACATGATGTAGTCCTCGGCGAAGGTCGCCGCGAACATCTCATAGTTCATCGCGTCAACATGGCTGTCGAGGTGATTCGGCGACGCAAACGCACGCGCATTCTTCACGCACGCCATAATGACGGCGATCTCGTAAGGATGGAAGTCGCGCCCAAGGCGCAGACTGGCAAGGTCGGAGATCAACTGGAAGTTGTCTTCGATTCCGCCGTAGTTAGCGCCGCGCTCGGCGATTACGTCCCCGGCCAGCTTTAGAAGTTCGTGCGGTGTCATCTATTTCTCTCATCAATTCGGCCCGTTCACGCAACATCCGCAGCGTCGTAAAACGCTGGTGCAGACGTATGATGAATGTAGACCGCCGAGCGTTACGGCGCTCGTCCTCCAAGAGGTCCAATACCTCTCGTTCCGTCAGGCTGGTCAGCACGTTCTGGAGTTCCGGCCAATTCACTTCAGTTCCTCCAAGGCGATCTCAGCCAATGTTCGCTTGTCTTTTAGACTTTCGAATATCCGCTCGTCAATAGTTTTATTACAGAGGATGACGTAACACCACACGTCGCGGGTCTGGCCGCTGCGGTGCAGCCGGCCGATGGTCTGTTCGTAAAGCTCCAGCGACCACGGCAGCGACAAGAAGACAATCTTGTTACCGCCGAATTGCAGGTTGAGCCCGTGCCCGGCGCTCTTGGGGTGGATGGCCAATAGCTGAATTTTGCCGGCGTTCCAGTTATCCACAGCGTTGTCTTCGTCGATGGTGGTCAGCTTGTAGCGGCGCTTCAGCTCGGCCAGCTCTTCCTTGTAGTTGTAGACAACGATAGTATTGGCGTGCTGGTTCTCTTCAAGAATGTCATCGAGCATGTCGAACTTGTGGCCTGACAGCCACTCAGGCCCAGCCTCGCCGTAAACAAACCCGCCCGCGAGCTGCTGTAGCTTCTGCGTCACGACGGCCGCTGTCGGCGCTGTGATCGTCTGGCCCAGCTCCAGCACGAACTCGCGCTTCATCGTATTGTAAGGCCCCATGTCCATGTCGCAGCGCATCTCGACGACGTGGAGCGGCGGCAGCTTGTCCTTATACTCGCCCGGCTCCAGCACATAGGTCGCTGGCTTGATAGCTTCCATGACCTTGGGCAGCGCGTCGGGCAGCGGCTCCCACTGGCCATACTCGCGGTTGACGCAATAGAAATACTGTTGAAGGAACGCGCCCTTGCTGCGGCCGAGCAACGACTGATCGACGACCTTGCACTGGCCAAACACGTCTTCGAGGCCATTACTGGTAAACGAGCCCGTTAACCCCCAGCGGATCTGAAACTGATCGAGTATCTTCAGCAGGAATTTGAACCGCTTACCGGACGGATTCTTCAGCCGCGTCAGCTCGTCAAAGACGATACCGTCGAAATGCGTCGGATCTATCGACGGGATGTTGTCGTAGTTGGTGACGACGATGTCCGCGTCTGATTCGAACGCAGTTTTGCGTTGTGCCGGCGTGCCAACTGCAACCGCCAGTTTCATATGATCGGCCCATTTCGTGACCTCGGTTGGCCAGACGGACAGACAGACGCGCTTGGGGGCAAGCACAAGCCAACGGTCGCAGTGCCCGCGCGCGGTCATGTCCG